CAATCATAACTAAATACGTTCCTTGTGGATTCGCTTTACCAAAGTATTTTTCCTGTTCTAATTGACTAAAGATTTTAGGCTTCATATTATTTCATTTCGTATCTCATCTCTTGCAAATTAAGACATAATAAACTAACTTGTCTTTTATCTAATTTAATTAAAGTAGAATCATTTTCCCCATCTACTGAAATTACTATATAATTATTAGTAATTTCATCAATTTCAATACTTAAATCATTTACATATCTATTTTTAATATCTGTATTCTCAATACTTAAGCATTGAATCTTTACTTGTTGTGTCATAATTCTTTAATATTTTTTCATAAAGTACAAAATTATCATATTAAAATTTGATTTCAAACTTAATCTTTGCACTCGTTGATTTGTCGGTAATTTCGCAACCAATTGAAGCGGTTACTTTCCGTATTTGTACCTCGATTTCAGCCTTTAAATTAACGTCGCTATGCTTTACCTTAATGGTGTTATTATCTAGCGTAAACAAGCTGTCTTTTGGCAATGCAAGGCGCATTAAATCAAACTTTGCGCTAACAATTGAGTTAGGCATTTGTCTTAATCTTATCCGTTGAAATAAAACGTAAACCAATGTTAATAATGTTAGTTAAGAAACCAACCATTACACTCAATCTCAGGCTTAAATTTTCATCCATTTTTAAATCCGTGAATAACGTAGGCAATAATGCCATTATCATTGTCATGCCAACCATAATATTCATTATGATAGTTTTACTTTGATACCATTGTTTTGTATTTGCTTTCATATTATATAAATGGTTTAAAATTATTTTCAGTTAAAATACTTGCAAATTTTACACATTCGTAAAAATTACCATTTTCATCAGTTAATGCTAAATCGCTTTCAATTTGTACAATCATTGTACTATCAACTATCAATCTTTGAATAGTTACGTTAGTAAGTATATCATTGTCATGGTAAATCGTACTGGCTAACGTTGTTTGTCCGTCAACTACGCAAAAAAATTGCGCATTCCCATAGTGTACTACATTTAATGTTTGACCCGCTTGTAATATTAATTTTGTCATGGTTTATATTTTTTAAAAATTATACAATGTTTGCACGAATATCTGTTAATAAAATTTCAGCTGTATTAAAATCTTGTATATTATTTGCCGAAAATTCAGCATAGAAATTGCTGTCTAAAATTACCAATTTAACGCCATCAACAAATATTTTTAAAGAGATGTAATTACATATAAAAATTATGTCACCGCCATATACTGCAACTTCAAAAACCATCGGTTGACCTGTAACGTCTGGCACTACTCTAATGTCATATTTGTTTGCGATTACTTCATTTGTAATAATGAATTTTCCGTTGTCTATTATCATTTTTTTTTATTTTTTATTTATTAATTAATTATTTTTTAATATCCGAAATCGTTACAGTCGTTACATTCCCCACGTCTTCTATTTCTATTTCTACTTAAATTAAAACTTGAATTTGTTTGTAGTCCACTAAAGTACGGTGTATCTCTGTCAGGTGTTATTCCATCTAAGAAATCCGCACTGTTATATGAAGGATAATCTGTTAAATTATTTCTTAAAAATACAGTCATCATTTTTGTATAATTTTCAGCAACGCTACGCACCTCATTTTGTAAGAATTTCAACGCTTCCAAATCAATCGATTGACCGCTTTCGCTGTCATTGTTCATGATACTTTTATTGAACAATTTATATTTTAAAAAAGGTAAAGCATGGTAAAGGGCATAGTTACAAAGCATGGCTCCTATGAAGTCATCTAGTACTTTTTTGTTTGGAATTGTTAACGTATTGTTTGTTATTTGTGTTTGTAATTCTTGGTAAAAAGTAGCACCCAAATAATTTTGCAAGTAGATATCTTGCGCCTGTAATATAAAAGGCTGTAAATCATCAGGGCTCACCGATTGATGAATTGATGTGTATGATTTTAGTTTTGTTTCGGATACAAAAAGTACGTTAGTTATTGCCATTATTCTACGGTTATTAAAGGTTCTATAATTGTAGTCGGAGTGATTAATAATTCAGTATCATAACCTCTATTTAGTAGTAGATTATTAAACACTCTCAACATACTTTTTTGGATTGGTCGAATACAAGTACCAATAAAATGATTATAAGCCACCGCCAATTCATCAGCATTTGAACTAAATCCAGCGCCACCATTATACAACCCTAAAAGTAATGGACTTGTTATTCTATGGCCCGTTAATATTCGTGTAGTGATTCGAGTTTCTAAAGTTGTGTAATAACTATCATTAGTGCTTGAAATTGGAGTTACTTCGGGGGCGTGCTCTTTATCTTGACTGAATGCAACGAAGGCTTTTCCAGCGTTTTCCGTACCTCTATAAGCCATTGTTAATTCATCGTATATTTCTTTGCGTTCCTCGGGTGCAGGTATGCCATTGTTCAACGAAATAAACAAAGATGGATTCAATGAGTTTGCTAAATTTGAGATATGAAATTTTGAAACCTCAATATCAATTTGAATATCATTAATCGAACCCGCATAAGTTGGCAACGGGTAGTAGATATTCCCAGGTTCATAATCAAAGGCGTAAAGAATTTGCGAAGGACATTCAATTGACAAAGTAGGGTTATATGTTGCGTATTGTGTAGGCTTATATTTGTTTGAGTTTTCCCAATTTGTAGAATAAAAATACTCCATTGGTGCATCGTCACCCGCTTCAATCTTACCGCTTCGTACTTTCGTAAAATCTAAGTGATAAATCTCACTAATGTTGTTACCATCATTGCTCCAAATTACATTCAAAGCATAGCCACCGAAAGTAATATAATCTTGAGCGCATTTTTCAAAAACATCATTCCAACTATCAATTGGATTAGCACGTACTAAAACGTAATTTAAAGCCTCGTCTTTCGTCTTTAATCCGTTACCGATAGTAGCATCTATCTTTGATTGTATTGCCGTTCTATTAATCGCTGAACGTAGAAATAAACCAGCTATAAATTGTGGGTATAAATTATCTTCGCCAAATGAAATCCATTTTTTTGAATTACGTTCCGAAAATACGGGTAAATTTATTTGTATTTGTGAAAGTGAATTAAATGCAAACTTGTTCATAATATTAAATATCTTTTTTAGCGTTTTTTCGCAATGAAATAATTTCGTAAATATACTTAACCGAAACCAATATTGAAGCTATAATCGAAACTATATAAAATACTGATTTTAAATCTTCGGGCAATGTCGTTAAACTAACGCCGAAAGTAGTGGCATTTAAGATGTTTACGGGCTCTTTTAATGTGTCTATTATTGTTCTCATTAACTTACATAAATTATGCTTTCGCTTGTTTCATTATCGGATATATATTCTATTTTTTGTACTTCAGTATCGCCCGCTAAAAATGCTTGACCACGATTGAAAATTTCATCTTCAATATTTATCGTATAATCGTAATTACCAAAAGGTAAATCATTCAAATGATAATCGCCAATTATACCATCGTTTACATAAAATGTAAATTCTGCAAATCGCACACTGTTCCCTTTATAGTTTATCAACTTACATTCATGGTCCAATTTATCAAATCCATTAATTAAATGAATCCTATAACTATTCATATTTTGTGTAAAATCCCCGTAAATTATAAATGTGTTTAAGCCTGTTACTAGATTTATCATAGATAAAAAAAGCGGCACGATTCCTCGCACCGCTTGTATTTTTTAAAGGTTAAGATTAAGTAGTTGCTGCATGGAAATCAAACCCACCAATAGCCGCTGTTGTACCAGGTGCGATGGCAAAAATAGCCGCTGCAGTTAAATTATTTAACCCAGGCATTTGGTCCGCTTCCATTGATTGAAAAGTGAATGTATAACCATTCATATCGCCAATTGCTTGACCGCCTTCGCCTACTAATGTAGATAAAACTGCACCTCTAGTATTACCCATCAACCAGTATTGTCCCATGTTATCTTTTACAATAACTCTAATCTCACGATTTTTTGCTAACAAAAGAAATTCGTTTCTTTTATTAATATTTCTTTTGCTAATATTTACACTTAATTCAGTTGTATAAAATACCGTTCCGTTTGCGTTTGAAATCGTTGCTGTTTCTGTTAACTTTGCTGTATCTTTTGCAAATTTATATTGAAAAAAATCTCCGCTACCACCTGTCAAAGTTACTTCATTTGATACTACTGTTTGAACTTCAAAATTTGTACCCGCAAAAACGTAGATAGTATCTACCCCACCTAAGGCGCTCATACAATCTAGGTTCATTGTTGTTAATATGCTACATGCCATGTTTTAAATTATTTTTAAGTTGAAAAATAAGGGGCTTTTTACACCCCTTTTTTATTTAAAGATTTGATACTACTTGAGAAACATAAACAGCAGTTCCTAATCTGAATTTCGCATTGAAATTCATGATGTCGTCAGCTTCATTATAGTAGAATTTGAATGTATCCATTTCGTCAAGTAAACCAGTTCCAAAGAAAATGTATTTTTTCGGAGCTAAGATTACACGAGCTGGGTCGTTAATACCCGGTGCAGCAAAAACTGTGATGTTTGTACCCGGGAAAACAAATGAGCTAGGAGCGTTAACACCCGCTGCATTTGAAACTTGCGCAAATTGTCCGATTACACTTGCACCTGTATTGATTAAGGCTGCAACTAATGCTTGATAGTTTGCATAAGATGTGTAAAGAATTAAGTCATCTTCAGTTTGTAAATCGCTAGTCAATGAACCAACGTTTAACCAAAATTCAGAAATTGCAGTTGATGTGGTCCATTGTGTGTAAGCACCCGCTGAATTGATTGAACCATTTGCATTAGTAGTTTGAGATAACAAACCAGTTAATGTAGCTCCATCACCTTGCCAAATTGTATTCTCAACGAATTTGGCAATATTTGCGATTTTGTTGTTTGCGATTAATTCTGCAAAAGGTACTGTCTCTTGATTAGCTGCTGCACCTAATTGAGATGAAGTCCACTTACTTCTTAAATCTTCAGGACAAAGTTGCTCTTTTAACATTTTGCTACCTACTACTAAAGGAATTTGAGAAAAAACTGTTGCGTTTGAACCTACTTGACCCGCTGCAAATCCACAAGTCGCATCTTTGATGTCAACTGTTGAATTCATAACGTTAATTGCCGATGTTCCCGCAGTTTTTCCCGCTTCGATTGTAACGTATTCTGTTGTAAAAGACTTCAATAATGCCGCACTTATTAGGTCGGTTGATAATTGGTCTGTATATGCTGGTAAAGATCCTAAGTTAAATGACATAATTTATTTTTTTAATTGGTTTTTAATGAATTTTAATTTATCTAATTTTGACATCAAAGTAATCTCTTCAACATCTGTTTTTTTAATTGGTGTTGTTGCTGGTGCTTTTGAAAATGAATTTACTCTTTCTTTCAAATTAGCAATTTCACT